GGGCGCCGCTCATGTCGGTGTAGGTGATGGCGTCAACGCTTTGCACTGGGCCTTTTTCCAGCAGCACCGCGTTGCCCGGCAGCGTGAATGGCACCCCCCAGGGCACCCAGTTGTCCAGCACCGGGCCGGGGAAGCTGTCGAGCACATAGCGCCACTGCTGCGTGATGAAGCTGCGCGCGGTGAGCTGTTCGGCGTACTGGCGCGCGGCGGTGATGAGCAGGCTGACCAGCGCATCGTCATCGCTGATGTCGATGCGGCAGTGCTGCTTGGCCTCGGCCAGCAGGATAGGCTCGACGCTGGGCGCCTGGATGAGTTGGTAGCCCATGGTGCCCTGCGGTCAGGCCTGCAGTTCAGCCGTGGCGGCTTGCGCGGCGGCGCCGGCCTGCTCGGCCTGGGTCTTGAGCGCTGCGGCACGGGTACGGGCGCTCTCGGCCAGTTCATGCAGCTGCACGTCGGCCGGGTCGCCCTGGCTACGCGCGAGCGCGGCGTCCGCCTCCCGTGCGGCGGCATCAGCCTGGTCGGCCAGGGCCGCGGCATGGGCGCGCAGATCGTCGGCACCGGCTTCCTGGCCGGCGAGGATGGCGGCGTCGGCCTCGTCGAGGAGGCGCTGCGCCTCGGCGGCGGCGTCGGCGTCGGCACGGGCCAGGCGAGCTGACTCCTCGGCCTTGACGGCGGCAGCGCGGGCCTTGTCGGCCAGCTTTTGCGCGCGGTCCAGATCCACCTGGACGTCCACCTCCTGGGCATTGCCCAAGGCGACGTGGCGCGCGGTTTCGTCGGAGATGGCGTAGTGCTTGCCGGCCTGGAATTTGCGGAGGCCGGCGTCATATACGTCGGCCAGGAAGCGGGCGAGTTTCATGGTGTGCTCTCTGGGGTGGGAATGCGTTGCTGAAAGGCCTGGGGCACCCGGTGAGGCGCCCCAGGCATGGCCAGCGGGCCGCTCAGGCCACGATCTGCGCGACGGCCGCCTGGTTGAAGGCCGAGGCCGGCGCGTAGTCCGGGAAGACGCCCAGGATGGCAGCGCCGACGATGCTGGCGGCAGTGCCCACCGTGATGGACAGCCGGAAGTAGGCATAGCCATTGTTCACGTCCAGCTCCTCGGCGCGCAGGTTGATGAGGGCCTGCTTGTTGTCGCCGCTGGCTTTGACGATCTGGGCGATCGCTTTGCCACTGATGTCCTTGGCACCGGTGCCCGAGCTGTCCTGGGCCTGCTGCAGCTTGGCATCCACGGTGGCGCCGGCGCCGAGCACGCCGGTGGCCAGCAGCACCAGGAAGGCGGCGCAGGTGGACGCACTCACCCAGCCGGAGGTGACGGTGCCGGCGCCGACCGAGGCGGCGTCGCAGGTAGCGAGCACGGCGAGTGCTTCGCTGGGTTTCTGATTGGGGGTCATGGGACTCTCCTGAAAACGTTGAAAAGGTGTGGCGGGGTTGGCTGTCCCGGGCGGGACGGCCCGGCCTGGCGCCAGCAGGCCGGGCGCCGGAGCGCGGCGGCGTCCGCCAGGCTCAGCGGGCGCCGAGTTGCACGTAGGGCGAGAGCTGCGCGCTGCCGTTGGCCGGGGAGATGGGCGCGGCGATCTTGCTCTGGCCGTCCACGCGGAACGTGGCGCGGAAGGCCGCCGCATCCGCGTCGAAGTACAGATGCAGCGACGTGGCCATCTGGACGCCACCGGCCTTGGTGATGGTGCGGTAGTAGTTCCAGTCCATGAGCAGCACGTCGCCTTGGCTGCTGAAGCTCTTGGCGTGCTGGGTGATCATGATCGGGCGCCCCATCAGCGTGCCGTAGGGGTTGCCCTTGGCGCCCCCGTCATTGGCCGGGATGTAGATCGGGTAGTTGCCCAGGGTCAGCGTGAAGAGCGCGGGCAGCACGTCGTTGTTCATCATCCAGACCGAGCGGCCGTAGGACTCGCCGGTGGGCAGGCGCGCGATCATCTTGGCGATGTTCTGGATCAGCAGCGTGCCGGTGGCCTGCCCGGATTCCTTGGCCACGGTGACGACGGCGTTGCTGTTGAGCGCACCCCCGGGCTGGCCCACGCTGGTGCCGAACATGAAGGCTTCGTTCGTCTTCCAGCGGATGCTGGCGGCCATCTTGGCGGGCAGGTAGCTGCCCAGGGCCGTGGTGTCCTCCAGCAGTTCGTCGCTGACGGGCGTGAGTGCCATGAGCTTGTTCATGCGCAGCGCGGCGGTGGTCAGCTTGAGCTTGGTACCCACCGCGCTGCTGGCCTCCGCCTGCCAGTAGGCGCGCACGCCGTCGGTGCCCCAGGGCGTGGTCTCGTCCTTCGGGAAGACCATGGCATTGCTCTGGATTTCGACGTTGTCGGTCAGCGGCAGCAGGTTGTCGGTCTCCAGCGAGAGCGTGAAGATGTCGCGCGCATACTCCGGGGGCACCAGGAAGCCGCCGTCGGCGCCGCTGCCCTCGCCGCTGAACAGCGACGGGGCCGCGGCGAAGCGTGCATCGGTACTGCCGTTGGGCACGCCGGCATTCTTGACGGCCATGGCGTATTCGCCAAAGCTCTTGAAGCCGAGCTTGGGGTCTTGCGCCAGGTTGTCGCTCACCTCGATCACGGCGCCGGGACGCACGCTGACACTGCTTTCGGCCGCGATGAGGGTCTGCTCGCGGTCGATGGCGGCATCGATGCCGCCGAGGTCGGCCTTGTGCTTGTCGAAGGCCTGGATCTCCTCGGCGGTGGGCTCGCGGTTCTCGGCCGCGGCCTTGTCGGTGATGGCGCGCATGGCGGTCACCAGGGTGGCTTTGCGAGCTTGCAGCTCGCGGATCTTCTTGCTCATGGGTGGGCTCCAGAAATGAAAACGCCCGCGGCTGCGGGCTGGATGGTTGCGGTGTGCACCGGGCGATCAACGGACCGCTCGCCCGGCGTCGATGGACGCCGGGCGCCTGGGCTGGTGCGCAGCCCTGATTCGGAGGGCCTGGACTATTCCAGGATGGTGATCTCGCGCTGCATGGCCGCCAGGCGGCTGGCCTGGCGCGGCGCGCTCGCCTTGACGGAGCGCTGCATCTTTCGGATGACTTCGTCGAACGGCAGGATGCCGTCGACCATTTTTTCAGCCAGCGCGGCATCGGCGCCGAGCACGCGGCCTTGGCCCATGCCCGCGCGCACCGCGTCGACCGAGACGCCACGGCCCTTGGCTACGGCGCCGGTGAAGGCGCGGTAATAGTCGTCCACCCGCGACTGCAGGAAGGCCAGGGCTTCGTCATCGAGGGGCGCATAGGGGTTGCCCTCCACCTTGTATTTTCCGGCGCTGATGAGGGTGGTTTTGATGCCAGCCTCGTCCATGGCACGGCTCCAGTCCTGATGCGCCTGCCACACGCCGATGGAGCCCACCTCGCCGCCAGGAGTGACGTAGCACTCCGAGCACTGCGACATGAGCCAGTATCCCGCGCTGGCCGAGAGGCTGTTGCTGATGCCGACGATGGGCTTGACCGCACGGATGCGGCGAATCTCGGCGCCGGCCTCCTCGACGCCGTAGACGCTGCCGCCCGGGGTGTCGAAGTCCATGGCGATTTGGGCGACGCTGTCGTCGCGCTCCAGCTCGCGCAGCGCGCCGACCAGCTGCTGGGTGCTGGTGCCGCCACACCATTCGGTCATCATGCCGGCGCGCTGCACGATCACACCGTAGACGGGCACGACACCGATGCCGCCACCGCCCAGGCGCGCGGCGTTGTCGCGGCGCACTTCCCACGCGGACTTCCGGGGGCCGTAGTCGTCATCATCCACGGCCTGAGGCGCGCCGGTATACCAGCGCGCGACGACACTGGCAAAGGCGCTGATTCGCTCGGGCATGAGCGCCCAGGGCGTGGCGAGGAGTTCGGCAACGAGAGCTTCGCGTTTCATAGATGGCCTTTCAGGGCGAGACGTTCAAGTTTCTGCAGTGCGGCGGCATGGATGTCTTGCTCGACGCTACCGACATGGATCGGATCGGCGCGGCGAGCCTCGATGTAGGCCCGGGCGCTCTGGATCGAGACGCCCAGCGCGTCGCTCACAAACTCGGCGTGCTTGCGCATGGCCGCCCCGATCTTGTCCACCGGCAGCGGCAGCGTGGCGGCCAGGGGCGCCAGCACGGCGGCCTCGCGGCGCGCCACGCGCGCGGCGGCGGCGTGCGCCAACGCTTGCATGCGTGCGCCGCCGCTTTCCTCGGCGGGGTTGGCTTCCTCGTCACCATCCTCTGGCGGCTCGGTGCCGGGCTCAGGCTGCGGGGCCGGGCGAACGCCCTTTTTGGCCTGCGGCTGGCCCGCGGCCGACAGGCTGATCATGTTCGCCGGGATGAAGTACTTGTTGCCCTCGGGAATGGGTTGCTCGCCTTCGCGAATGCGGATGTCGTTCGGGCTCATGGAGCCCATGCTGAAGCGCTTGTTGTAGTAGGTGGCGCGCGCCTGGCTGTCGCCGCGCAGCAGGTTCGCGAAGTCGAACTCCACTTCGAGCTCATCGCTATCGAACAGCAGGAATGTCTCGATCGACGATTCCCAGCGCTCGGCCCATGGCGTCATGGTGTCCATCACGAATTCGAGCGACTGCTGCTCGATGTTGCTGAATGTGGCGCGGTCCAGGTCTCCGATTTTGTGCGGGGGAACGCGATAGATGCTGGCGATCTCGCTGCGGCTGAATTTTCGAGATTCCAGGAACTGCGCATCGCTGTTGTTCAGCTCCAGCTCGTGGTACTTCATGCCCAGTTCCAGGATGGCGGTTTTGCCACGGTTCGCACCGCTCTGGCTTTTGGCCCAGGACTCCTTGAACGTCTGCTTGGTCTCCTCGTCGGCGAACTTGCCCGGCATCTCGATCCAGCCGCCCGGCTTGGCGTCGTTGGCAAAAAACCGAGCGCCGTAGTTTTGCGCCGCGATGCCCAGGCCCAGCACATCGGCGGCGATCTGGATGGGATTGAGGCCGATGATGCCGTCGCTGCTCAGGCCGCGGATGTGCCAGATGTCGCCGCGGGCATAGGGTTGCGTGGTGCCGTCCTGCTGCGTGACCAGGTAGCGGTAGTTGCCGCTGTCCATGACCTCGATCTTGATGCGGTCCGGGTGAATCGGCAGCAGCTGTTCGATAACGCCGGCACCATTGGCGACGATGACATTGAACGCGTTGCCGCGCAAGGCGAGGTGGCCCATCATCATCTCGCGCCACTCGAACGGCGTCTGCCACTCGTTCGGATGCTTGGCCAGGAGGCGGTAGAGCCAGTGGTCCCGCACAAGGCTGCGGCTCCCATCACTGCGGCGCTGGTACAGCCGGAACGGGAGCACCGCAAAGGTTTCGGACAGCACGCGCACGCAGCTGTAGACGGCGCTCAGGCGCATGGCGCTGTCCGCGGTTACGCGCATGCCGCTGATCGAGCGCATGCCGATCGGCTGAAACCAGAAGCTGCCCCAGGGGGAACGGTCGCCGGCACTGGCCTTGATGGAGCTCAGGAACATCGCCTCAACCTCCGCGGGCAAACAGCCAAGCGCCCGCTACCGTGAGAGTGGTCACCATCACGCCGGCAACCAGAAGGCCCACGCCCAAGCCCCATTGCAGGCCGGCGCCGGTGCCGGACAGGGCGGTGCCCGCCAGCATGCTGGCGTTGTAGACAAGTTGGTTCATGGTGCGTCAGACGACGGTGAGGTCGCCGCTGTAGATGAGCTGGGTTTCGCGTCCCGCCAGGCATCGGCCCAGCGGCATGATGGTGGCCACCGGGCCGTCGATCTTGTTTTCGTCGCGCTCCTTGCGCGGGTAGATGTTGTCCTTTGCATCGCGATGGCACACCACGTTGCTGACCATCCATGTCATGACGGGATTTCCGTCGTGCGTGATCTTCCTTTGCAGCACGAGGGCCTCCAGCTGCTTCATGGGCTCGCTGAAGTTGAGTACCGTGGGCCGCATCTCGACCATGGGCACGCCCTCGGCCAGCATGTGCCCCACGAGCTGTGTGGCCTGGTGCGGGTCATAGTCCACTTCCTCGACCCTCAGCGCAGCCATGTCTGCACGGATGGCGTCCTCGATCTGGTCGAAGTCGATCACCTCGCCGTCGGTCACCTGCAGGTGGCCGCTGCGGCGCCAGCCGTCGTATTGGCTGTTGCGGGCCTGCTCGATGGCGCGCTCCGGCAGCCAGAAGGTCGGGATCAGGTAGTAGTGATCGGCGGCCTGGTCATAGAACAGGTTGACCTTGGCGGCCACGTCCACCTTGCTGGCCAGGTCCAGCCCGATCCACACGGGCAGGTGCGCCACCCGGTCGGCGGTGAGCGCCGGGTCCGCGCAGCGGTCCCAGGCCATCATGTCCATCCAGGCCGAGTCCGAGTTGACCCAGATGTTCAGGCGCTTGGTGAGGAAGTTGGCCTGCGCGCTGGGTGTTGCCAACGCTTTCCTGCAAGCCGCCTCGAGGTCATCCACCTGGACCGAGACGCCCAGATTCGGGTTGGCCTTGCGCCAGACTTTCGGGTCATGCCAGAGGTCACCCTCGTCCAGCGTGAAGATCACACCGAGCCAGGAATGGTCATCGATCGTGCCTTCCAGCACTTTGATGGTGTAGTCGCGCTGCTCGTAGCAGATACCGCTGCGGTCACTGCCCGCGGTGGTGATCATCAAAATCAGCGGCTGGCTGCGCGCGCCGGTAGCCGTGTCCAGCACGTCATACACCGCGCGCGTCTTGTGCGCATGCAGTTCATCCACCACCGCGCAGTGGATGTTCAGCCCGTCGAGGGTGCTGCCCTCGGCGTTGAGCGGCTTGCAGTTGCTGGCCGTCTGCGGGATCGTGATGTCGTGCTTGCCGTACTCCACCCCGAAGCGCGCCTGGAACTCGGGCAGCCTCACCACCATGTTGCGGGCCACGTCGAAGACTTCGCGCGCCTGCTCGCCGGTGGTGGCCGCGCTGTAGCACTGCGCGCCCGGCTCGCCGTCGGCCGCCAGCATGTACAGCAGGATGCCGGCCGCTAGCGTCGATTTGGCGTTTTTGCGTGCCACCTCTTCGTAAAGGCGCCGGAAGCGGCGCAGCCCTGTCGTGATGTGCTTCCAGGCAAAGAGCTGGATCACGATGCAGATCTGCCAGTCCTCAAGATGGATGCGGCCGTGCTGCAGGCCAACCCCCTCGACATACTCCGGCTTGGCCCACTGCCCTTTGATGTGAGGCAGCAGCTCGATGAAGGTGCATGCGCGCGCGCCGGCCGCTTCGTCGAACGCGAAGGGAAAGCCCTCGCTGGCCTGCCGCTCCAGGTCGCGCATGAAGCGCTGGCAGAACAGCCGCTCGAACTTGCCCGCGGCCTCCTCGCCCTCCATCACCCGCTTCGCGTAGGCCTTGGCCCGCGCGAAGTAGGTGGTATTGATCATGTGAAGTCGGCGAAGCCCTTCGGGGCGGTTGGGTCTTTGGGGGACACCGGTTTGTCGGCGTTGGCATCGAACAGGGATGCCTGCATGCGGATCGCGGTGGTGACGCGCGCACGCTGCGCAGGCGTCAGGCCAAACTCGGCAAGCAGACTGTTGAGCTTGGCCTGCTCCTTGTTCAGGATCTGGTAGATCGCCGACTGGATGGGCATGCCGTTCGGCGTCTTGTCGAGAAGCGCCTCGGCTGGTTCGCGCCCCTCCTGAACGGCCATGGCCATGCGGCCGTTGATGGCGCGTTCGAGCAGCTCCAGGCGCCCGATGGTCTGGCACATCATGGCCATGGCCTCACGATCAACCTTGCTGAGCAGGTTGTAGTGCAGCAGTTCCTCGGCCAGCCGCTTCCATGCCTTGCGCGCTTCCTTGTTCAGCCACTTCGGAATGTCGGGCTCGCCAACCTCGGGCCGGAACGTCTGATCCAGGTTGATCGGCCGGTGGCTCCTGCCTCCTTCGAGCGCCTTCAGCTCTGGCGGCTTAGGCGCCGGACCTCTTTGACCCATGATGACTCGCTCCATTTCCCAACCACACACCACCCCCCCACCATCAAAACCTGCGCGTGCAAATTTTTGAC